GTTCCGTAGCCCCAGATCGGCAGTTCGCGCGATAGCGGACTCTTGGCTCGAATTTGCATTTGGTGTTAAGCCTCTAGTGAAGGACGCTGCTGATGCACTTTCTCTCCTCGACGCGTCTCCGACGCGTTGGCGAGAAAAGATTAATGCACAGACGTCTATACACTGGAAGATAGAACCCTTGCGTGTTCAAACCACTGCGCCCGGTGGCCTCTTCTGGCCCGTCTACGTTAACGTAGTCGGCCGAGATTCTGAGGTATCCGTGCGTTATATGGGAGCCGCTGATGCGGAGCGTCAGTCAGTACCTTCGTTTGCGGAACAAGCCGGCCTTAGCTGGTCTAATGTTCTGCCTACGGTGTATGAGCTGATTCCGTACAGCTTTCTTATCGATTATTTTTCCAACGTTGGGAAGATAATCGAAGGCATTAGCACAGGCAGCATTTCATTGTCCTGGGGTTGCCGTACTGAACGCAAAGAAAACTCGGTGCATTTAAGCGCCGTGTCTGACGATGCGTACATGAAAGCAATCTTAGGCCCTGATTATGACTGGAGTGCTAGTGTGGTCGGGTCCGGCAAGGCTGGCCACCGAAAAACTGTAATCCGTGGTTCCATCGATAATGTGTATCTCGGTTTATCCGATTTCCATTTCGATGTGCCTTCGGCTCAGTCTACTAAGTGGCTTAATATCGCAGCCCTAACCGTAATGCGTGATGCCGATAAACGGCTCCTCCGTATTTAGTTGGGTTTTCCATTCACCTGTCCAATAGGACTAGGAGTCTCAAGTGACGATTTCTCTCACTTCCCCCGTGACGGGCTCTGCCCAGACCGGGTTCACCTCGCCGACCTATACGGTCGTCCAGGACACGCCGCCGAATGCATATTCCAAACAGTACGCTGTTACCGCCCTTGGCGGGACGCAGACGTCTGTCGATGTGCATGGAGCGTCGAAACCGTTCACGATTACGTTCAGTCGGCCGCAGACCATTCGGTCTGCCCCGAACGCGAACCCCGTGACGGGTGCAATGCCCAACTCGCCTCGTAACGTGTATTCGGTGATCGTACGTAAGGGCACGAGCCCTGGTACGAATCAGAATCCACAGACCTCGGTGCTTCGCGCTGACCTTTCGGTCGTTGCTGGCGCTGACGTTGTGGAACCCGAAGACGTTCGTGCTGCCTTGTCCCTCCTTATCGGTGGGATGACGCAGCAGTCGGCGGGCCTGGGAGACACTCTGATCAATGCTCTACTTTGAGTAAGTGTCATGAAGATGACGCTTGCGCAGAAGCGGAAGCTGATCAGACTCGTTGCATTAGTCCTATCGACGTGTGCGGCGGTCTTCCTGGGACAATGATAACATTTTGTGTTTCATTAACCTAGAGGTGAACTGTGGTTCATATCACGGCTCTTTCTCAATACCTTTCTGAGGATCTCAATGAGTACTTCAAAACAGCTTACCAATCAACTGACCTTTACGGAGAATCTACTTTCTGCGAAACTCCATCTTCACGGGCTCCGGGCGACACTCCTAACGGAGGTCTTTTCGAGGCTCGAGTCGATGAGAGGGGCAGGGCAGCTCTCCGAGAGGGATGTGGCACGTTTGGATCTGATTTCATCAACGTCGGAGGCGGTCCTCTTGGACTTCCTAGTCGGCGAATTGATGTTCTCGGATCTGACGCACCTACAACTCAGTCTTGGGCTGTCGAGAGTGTCGCTCAATGTGCTCGACCAGAGCATGCAGCCGCTGTAAGTCTGACCAGATCTCTAGCGAAGAAATTCCGCGACGAGATTACTGATCAGGCTGAGGCTTCTGCATACGCTAAGTTCATGGCAGTCAATGTAGCATGCCAAGAATGGTCGCTGAACACGCAGTTTAGCTGGGAGGAGGAACTACTTGGTCTCCTTAAAAAAGAGATCGATGACTTTCTCCATCCCGGCGGCGAGCTTCTGATCCAAAGCGAGAACGCGATATTTGATCGCGGGCGCTGCGGACCGGGTGCAAGCCTGGGTGCGAACGGAGTTGACTTCTATACGAAGTTATTTTCGTCCCATCTTACTGCATCATCCTTAGAGGTGTACTATCAGTACGCCGGGTGGTGCGCAGCAGATCCCAAGTGGCGAGACGCCGAATTCGATCGGCTTACCTCGTTTGGGCTGCCCAGCATCATTCATGAGTCTTCTGTTACTTTCGTCCCAAAGAATCGGGACACGCTGCGAACCATATGCACCGAACCTAATCTGAACATGTTTGCTCAGTTAGGTATAGGTGCAATCTTGGAAGACCGGCTTCGATCCTATTATGGGATCGATTTCGCTACTCAACCAAGTAGGAACGCAGAACTCGCTAGATTAGGAAGTATAGGCGGGGCGATCGATACGATCGACCTCGAAAGTGCTTCCGACTCCATCGGGCTCAAAATGCTGGAAACGATACTCCCAGATTGGTTTTTCGAAACCCTTCTGACGTATCGTTCTCCCTGCACTAGAGTTCGTGGAGAGCGAGTTAAACTCAATATGGTGTCTACGATGGGGAATGGATATACATTTCCTCTCCAAACCATCATATTCACGTGTGCTGTTCAAGCGGTGGCTAAACAGTTCGGCGCGTCAATGAGACGAGCTGATCTGTCCTGGTCGCCCTGGGGGGTGTTTGGAGATGATATTGCCGTCCCGTCATTTATGACGGACCGGCTTATCAGGCTCCTTAACCTTCTAGGGTTCAGGGTAAACCGCGAGAAGTCATTTACCGACAAGTACTTGACATTCCGTGAGAGCTGTGGAAGTGACTATTTTCTTGGTCACAACGTACGTGGTGTGTATATAAAAACACTCACTACGCCACAATCACGATTTGTAGCTATCAACCTCCTTAATGAATGGTCTGCGCGTTGGGGGATTCCCCTCCGACGAACTATCGGCTATTTACGCGACTCCGTACGGGTATTGGCAATACCCCCGTGGGTTGGCGTAGACGCTGGTATTCGAGTTCCTCTCCAGGCCCTCTATTCTGGTTACTTGCAGGTCTATCGCAGCAAACGGTGGAGATATTCGTATCTCTTCCGGTGCTACGAACCTGTAGTTCCCAGTTTGAGAGTCTTGGATGACTCGATTGCCATTCCACGGAACCTTAATCGGGTTCCGCGCAGGATGTATAACCCAGCAGGGTTACTCATCGCTGCGATTGGCGGCTACATCAGAGATGGCAGGATTCCTCTAGCCCTTAAACAGGGTGAAAGGCCTAGCTATCGGATGAGGACG